CAGAGCTACGTGGCCGCCAGGTGGGCTACCAGGAGTCAGGAGGCGAGATATCTCGTGAACGGAGACGATACGCTGATCGCCTCCGAACGCGCCGTTGATGAGAAGGACTACCCTTCTGGGTTTGTCCTTAACAATTTAAAAACCATCAAGGCTCAGTCTGTGGTCGAGCTCAACTCGACCGTTTTTCTGAGAGATAAAAAGGGCAAGTGGCGCGAGGTGCACCACTTGAGGAGAGGTAGTGCGCTGGCCGATTACCCCGGGATGCTGCACCTCGCAGCTGCCTGTCGGGGACGGGTTAAGTGGACGGACGCCTTCGTCCGTTCACGAATCGGCCAACGTTGGGGTTTCCTCCCATCGCAGCTGGATCTCAATCGCGCATCCTATGCTGCCTTCCAGAGGCAGTACGGGATGGGTAGGTTTCACACAAACCTGCCAGACCTTGTCCCCTCTTCCAACGAGGGAGTCGAGTTGGTCCGCGGTGAGCCAGCGAGTGATGAAAAGACGGCCATGTTGGAGTTCCTCTGGAACAATGGTCGTCCGGTGGGAGGAGAGAGGCCGAAGTATCCGAGCCATGGGGTACTTCGGAAAGGGTACGGGTATGTCAGAGGCTTAAGGCCTCGGGGAACGTGTAGGTTGTCTTACCTTGACACCGTTCGCTCTTTGAGACTGCCCGTACCTGGGAAGGTAGGGATGTACTCGGTTCCGGCCGAGTACGTCCCGTATGAGGAAGAGAAGGCGGTCCAGCGCCTCGCGAAATTCTCTTTTGAGGACTAGCGTGCGTATGTCCGGGGTGATGGGGCGACCAGCGGCGTGCTGGAGCCAGAAGGCGTCCGGGTTAAGATCCGGCGAGTAGCCCATCATCCTGACGGCGGGTAAAGTCAGAGGTCGTGTAAAGAGACCACGTGACTCACTCAGAGCTTCGTTCCTGAAAAGGGTAAGTCTGTCCAGCAGACGAGAAGTGGAAAGAGAGTAACCGTGGTGTCGACCAACCGCCGCCTTAACGGGCATACGGTTGCAGGCGGCAGGAGGGTGCGGTTTAAGCCGCCAACTCCTGGCTGGACCGGGCAGGGGGGGTTACTCCTTCGGGAGGGTCGCGGGGCCGGGAAATCCATTGGTATAACCGGCAGGGACCCCCACTGTGCAAAAATCCGAACGAGGTCAGTAAGGAACCACGTGAGTTCAAGGTACTACCGTACCAAATCCCGGGGTTACCTCGGTGTCTCATGAACCTGAAGACCTTCTTGTCAACATCGTTCGGAAATTAG